AGGACAAGGATTTGCATCAGCAGGCAATTGCCGCAGCCAAGGCAAAGTTCAAAGTGTGGCCCAGTGCCTATGCCAGCGCCTATATGGTTCAGAAATACAAAGAGCTTTATGAAAGGAAGCACGGCAGCGGCAGTGGCTTCAAGGGAGACAATGGCGATGTCAACTACGACGATCTGGACAAATGGTTCAAAGAGGAGTGGGTGAGAATTGGCGCCAATGGGGAGATCCTCGGAGAATGCGGCGGGCGCGAGGAAAAAGAGGGAAAGCCCAAGTGCCTCCCCAAAGCCAAGGCCGAGGCTATGAGCAAAGAAGAGCGCCAGACAATCGTTGCTCGCAAGCGCAAGGCCGACCCCAATCCAGACCGCAAAGGAGCTGCAAAGCTGGTCAGCAGCAAAGTCGATGCCATCGAGCCGGTCAAGGTTGAAGGCTTGATGCTTGGCGATATTGATGAAGCCTCTTTCATCAGCGAAGCCGATGTAGACGCAGCGCTGCAGCAATGGAAAGAGGAAGCCCCTGAGCGCTTTAAGGATCTTCTGGAAGCTGACGATGCTGAATGATATTGGCGGCTTCAGCGAAAGCATTCTGTCCAGCAGAATGGACGCCGAGTGGTCATATGACCAGCGAAGCGGACGTTACCGGGACGAGAAAGGCCGATTCTTAAGCAAAGCTTCAGTGGAGAAGCTTTTGGACAAGCGCATAGATAAGCTGGACGCAGAACTGCGGCGCTTTACGCGCATGTTGGTTGATGAGCAAATTACGCTTGACCAGTGGCAGGGCAGTATCCGCGAATCGCTTAAAGCTGCTCATATTCAGGCAGCGGTTATTGGCTATGGCGGTCGCGCCAATATGGGCAGTTCAGAATACGGTCGCATCGGTCAGCGACTTCGTGAAGAATATACTTATCTACAGGGTTTTGTTCGGGACTTGCTTTCTGGGGCTGTTTCTGCTCCCATGGCTCTTGCTCGTATTGGCCTATACGCTCAGAGCGTTCGAGGTAGTTATTGGCAGGGGACTGAGCTTCGGCAGCAAGAGCAAGGGTATAGCCTTATGCGAAGAATTTTGGACAGCCAAGCGCAACACTGCGGCGACTGTCTCCGATATGCTTCCCAAGGAATAGTCCCCATTGGCACCTTGCCGCTCCCTGGCCGGCGATGTGAATGCGGAGCTAGGTGCCGCTGCAGCGTGCGGTATTTAAGGCAGCAGCCAGCGGCAGTGCCGGTTTGAGCGAGGCCACTAGGATCTAGCGAGATTCTTTTTTCTTGTGGCAACCATCCTTTATTGCGGCGACGCTGCTTGCCAAACGGGCTTTGGGCGAGTGGCGGAATACCTGCTTCCGGCCCTTGCAGAGAAGCACGACGTACATGTGCTGGCAGTCAACTGGTACGGTGATCCAGATCCCATGCAGAAGCATTGCAAGATGTATCCGGCCATGGCTCACGGCTCTGATCCGTTTGGCAGCCATCGCTTGGCAGAGCTCTTGCAGATCGTCAAGCCGGACTTGGTGTGGGTGACGAATGATATTTGGTGCGCCATCAATCTCTGGGAAGCGGCTAAGCCATTCCAGGAGGCCCTGGGTTTCAAGTGGTTTGTCTACACGCCAATCGATAGCTATGGACTCTTTCCTGAACTACTGCCTGCGCTAGAGGAATGGGACGGCATTGCCACTTACACGCGATTCGGGGCAGAAGAAATCCGAAAGATTGGTTACAAAGACAAAATCCGCGTCGTGGGGCATGGCACTGACTTCTCGAAGTTCTTCCGTCTCGATCAGGCAGAGTGCCGCAAGGAGCTGGGGGTACCCGAGGATGTTTTCATTGTGTTCAATGGCAACAGAAATCAGCCGCGCAAGCGCATCGACTTGACGATCAAGGGTTTTATCAAATTTGCCAAGGACAAGCCAGACGCAAGACTATGGCTCAATATGGGCAAAAAAGACATGGGATGGGACTTGGTGCCTCTATTCAAGCGCGTGGCACGAGACGAGGGTTACGACGCAACTGGCAAGCTCATTCTTACCAGTCCGCATTTTTCAACCAGCAACTGCCTTCCCATTGAACAATTGAACAAGGTGTACAACGCCGTCGACATTGGCGTGAATACTTGCATTGGCGAAGGGTGGGGCCTGGTCAACACAGAGCATGCCGCCACGGGCGTGGCCCAATTGGTTCCAGACCATACAAGCCTGAAGGAAATCTTTCATGGCGTTCCGCGCATTGCTTGTCATGGTTCTGAAACAGACAGGAACTATGGGCTCGAGAGGCCATTGCCAGAGCCTGATAGCATGGCCGAGCTCTTGACCAGCTATTACAACAATCGCATGGCCCTTAAACAGGCCGGCGACTGGTGTTATCAGCGCGTACATGAACAAGAGCTCTCATGGTCTTCCATCCAAAAGCAAATGCTGAGCATCGTCAAGGAACTGCTTGTCACGGCAAAGAAAAGCGCTGCTTTGCAAAAAAGCCTAAGGGCCAGGGGACGACGAGCTTCCCTGGCCAACAAACTCAATGGATTGATTTCAGTGAAGGTAGCAATGTCTTCTGCATCAGCATTGAAGGAGATGAGCGACGCAAGAAGTTTGCCGATCAAATGGGCAAAATTGAACAAGGATTCAATTGGTGGGCGGCGATCGATGGTCGGCAACTGTCTCGCAAGGAGCTAGAAGCGCAAAGTCCAATACCAATCGATTGGGAAATTGACGATGACAAAGACACATTGAAGCGCACTGGCGAGGCGGCACTGATACTTTCTTCCATTGCCCTTTGGGAGTATGCCCTTGACCAGGGCATGGATCATCTTGTGATTCTCGAGGACGATACTGAAGTGATGCGACCGCTGATTCTTGAAGTGCCAGAAGACGCGGATCTTGTGTTTTTCAATGATCGCAGCATGCGAAACAAAGATGGCTTTACCTGGGGCTATGTATGTGGCACAGATGGTTATTTAGTTACCAAGCAAGGCTTATCTAAGCTCCTCAAAGTTTTTTCGCGGGCTTACTTGCCGCTGGATCTGCAAATGATTGCCAACACAGAAAGCATGCGAGATTGCAAACATCATCTATTCGCCTATCGAAAAGAAGATTTGCCCTTGTTAAAAAGCTACACGCTTCCTCCCATCGCCTTCCATAACAACTCTCCCTCACGCATCCGATGAATCGCCTCAAGAACATTCAAATTCAAACGCAAGGAGCCTGTAATGCAAATTGCGTTTTTTGTCCCTGGATAGAAAGCTGGCACCATGCCAATTACGGCGTGATGGACAGAAAGCTGTTTTCTCGTATCTTGGACATGCTGCTGCCATGGAAAGAGAGCATTGAAGATGGCGGCAAGATTTGTCCCTATTTGATGCAAGAGCCGTTTGTTGACAAGCGCATTTTTGAACTGTGCGAGGAAATACAGAGCAAGTTCCCGGGAGCTGTTCTTGAGCTCTCAACGAATGGGGCGCTGCTTTCTAAGGATAAAACCGAGCGCCTGATCCCGCTGCTGGAAGGCAAGCCCCATGAGGTGTGGGTGAGTCACCATGGTATTGATAAGGCTTCTCACGAAGAAATCATGAAGATCAATCACGAGCGATCCACTTCTAATTTGATCAATTTGATTAAAGAAGCCAAGGGGCGTCTAAACATTCGAATTAGGGGGAGTGGATCTTCTCGCACTGGCATTGGGCGTCATTGGTTCTCGCGCCAAGAGTATTTCGAGTATTGGTACAACCTTTCAAAAGAGCATGGGTTTGATCTCTCGTGGATTGATCTGGACTATTTCACTTATCACGACAGGGCTGGAACAATCAACAGAGAGGAGCGGGGTGCTGGCGAGAATAACTTTGGAAAGGTTCGCGACATTGGCCCAGGTTCGCCGTTCCATTGCAGCCGTCTTGATGAATGGCTCCATGTCATGTGGAATGGAGACATTCGATTGTGTTGCATGGACTATCACGCCGAAGTTAAGCTCCCCAATCTGAACGATATGACGATTGAAGAATACTATCGAGGAAAGGACTTTGGACAAGTGGCGGCGCAAGTAACGGGACAAATCGAAAGTTCAGACAATTTCATTTGCAAAAGATGTACGAGCCCAGGCGGCTAGGATAGATGCAGTCTCTTTGAGCAAAATGACCAAGAAAGAAAGGCAGGCAAAAATTCGCACTGTCATGAGGGAATTCAAGGCTGGTAAGCTCAAAAGCAGTAGTGGCGACCCTGTAAAGAGCCCTCAGCAAGCCCTCGCGATTGCCTTGTCTGAGGCCGGAATGTCTCGCAAGCCTAAAAAGGACATGGGCGACGAGTACTACATGGCTTTCATGAAAGAGCTTGGAGGCGCGGAAGAGGAAGAAGAGGGCATGGAAGATTCAATGGGAAAGGACTGAGGGGCGACGCTGAATCATTCGCCCCTCCATCGTCTGTTCGTGCCGCAGCGCGTCGTGGTCTCGAGCTTCGAAGGAAATACGGCAAGGGTGGCCTGACCACGCAAGAAGCAGGGAAGCAGGGCATTGGTAGTGGCGTGGCCAGGGCAACGAGCTTGGCCAGCGGAAAAGCTGTGAGCTACGAAACCATCAAGCGTATGGCTGCATTTTTCTCTCGCCATGCGAAGAATTTTGCCGGCGGAGAAGACGATGCGGGATTCGTATCAATGCTGTTATGGGGTGGAAAGAGTGGAGAAAAGTGGGCTCGCTCTATAATTGAGCGAGTTGAGCGACAAAAGCAAAATGGATCATAGGCAGGCGTATATTCGCTTAATTGAAAGGGCGAAAAAAAGGACAAAGGATAATTTGGATCTGAACCAAAAATACGAATGGCATCATTATTTTCCTATTTGCTTTTGGAGTGATAGGAAAGAAAACAAGAAAATTGTTCCTCTTACATTGAGGGAGCATTGGATTGCCCACCGCCTTTTATTCAAAATGTTTCCATGTCAAGGGACGGCTGCGGCGTTGCTTTGCATGTCTAAGCGTGACCCCCAGATGAACTCGCGCAAATTTGAAAGACTCAGGCGTGCTCTTAGCGAGCACAACTGGACAAAAACCCCGGAAGGGAGAGCTTCTCTTTCTCGGCAGATGAAAAAACGTATCGCAGAGGGTTGGACCCTCTCTCAAGAAGGGCGTCAAAAGATCTCAGAAACAACCAAGAAAACGCAGGAAAGGTGGCGAGAAGAAGGCGG